CGCCGCGTGGGCCGCCGCGAGTGACGCCGCGAGGGCCGCCGCGTGGGTCGCCGCGTGTGACGACGCGTGGGTCGCCGCGTGTGACGCCGCGTGGGCCGCCGCGTGGGTCGCCGAAGAAGTATGGCAATTCGACAGGCTCATAGCCCGCCTGTCTGATGACGAGCCGGAAGACGTTCCGCTGCCTAAACGCAGCAAGGAGCAGAAGCCATGAGCCTGCACCCATTCTGCTGCACCGTCCGCGACACGATCCTCGGACGCGATCTGTTCGACGTCGAGGTTGCCGTATCTGTCGAGCGTGAAGCCCCGGACCTCTGGACCGTCACGGATGTCTATTGCGGCGGCCAGTGGGAGCGCGGCACCTATCGCGGCGGCAAGTGGATGTGGGGCGGAACGACGATGACGAAGCACATTTGCGACGACATCCAGCAGCAGGCGCAGGACCAGCTAGACCGGCAATCCGGCCGGTTGTGGGAGATGGTCCGAGAGGACGCCGAACTCATGGCAGCGGAGTAGGACGATGGCCGGCTACGACGACTACCAGACAGAGCAAGAATACATCGCCGCGTCAAAGCGGAGAGTGACGATGGCCGACACGAAGGAACTGGTCGTGCGGCTGCGGATAACATCGAACATGGTCAACATGGGCGAGAAAATCTCATTGGGCCAAGACACTGCATTGATGGACGAAGCCGCCGACGCGCTGGAGCGCCTGGAGCGCGAGCTTGCGGAGAACATCGCTGCGAGGAACGACTTCGCTAAGGATTGGGACGCCGCGCACAATCGCGCCGAAGCCACCGAGTCCGAACTCACCACCCTCCGCACCCGTGTGGCGAAGATGGAGGAGGCGCTGCGAGCAATCGACGCGAAGGTAGTCGAACTTGGCTTGGCTGCGCAGAGAAAGGCGAACGGGCATAAGCACGAGAAATTCGCCGCAGTAAGGCACTCAATGCGGCTGATTGTCAGTGCCGCCCTCACCGAGGAGCAGCCATGACCCCCAGCTACGACTTCATCACCCTGGCGATGATCATCTTGGCTGGGATCATCCTCGCCGTCATCTTTGCAGGAGCGAACACGCTATGAGCGAAGAACTGAAGCCGTGCCCGTTCTGTGGCGGCGAGGCTGAGTTGGATACCAGCCAAGCGTACAGGGCGCTTTCTGGCGGGACGTTAGGGTCTCGGGCCGCCGTTTACTGCGCCCGGTGTGGTGCAGACATGGGCTTCTGCTACGAAGACGCGCCTGGAACACCGCGCGAGGATATCGTCAACCAAGTCGTAGACGACTGGAACCGTCGCGCTCCATCCCCCGACATGCGTGAGGCGGTGGAGGCGCTGACGACGCTGATCTACGAGATCACGCATCTGTCAGCCGAAGACGATAAGGGCCGCCACCACTGCTACATCAGCAAGGATGCGCTGGAGTCCGCTCGCACCGCCCTCCGCTCTCTCACAGGAGCCAAGCCATGAACCCCGACCACCCGCGCCTCATCGAAAGGACGCCCCGGATCGAAGAGCACGTCCGGCGTGACCGCGTTCTGGACGCCATCGAAACGCTCATGATCCTCGACGACTCCGCCGAATTCCGCATCGTCGCAAGGCGGCGGTATCTCGAAATCACGGAGAAACGGCAGTGAGCGCGTACAGCAAAGCCTGTCGGGACTGCGCCTTCTGGCTGCTCCGCACGGCTCGCGAATACCGCGCCATGGGCAACGAGCGGGAAGTCGCCCGGCTCGTCAACGCCTCACGGTTTTACTGGAGAATGTACAAACAGGAGATTGCGCAATGAACATAGCAGTCGCGAAGATCGAAGAATGGCGTCAAGTCGACAATCTTCCGTACGAGGTATCGTCCGAAGGCAAAGTTAGGCGCGGCGGGCGCGTGCTGCGACCGCGCGTTCATTCTAACGGTTATCTCCGTATTTGCTTGAGTGCCAACGGGAAGCGTAGCGACGAGTACATTCATCGACTCGTTGCAAACGCGTTCTTGGGTGCGGCTGGCGCGGGGATGCACGTGGACCACATCAACGGGGACAGGGCTGACAACCGTCTCGCAAACTTGCGGTGGCTAACGCCGGATGAGAATCGCAGTCTTCGACACCTAGCGCGAGGTTCGAGGAACGGAAGCGCCAAGTACTCCGAACAACTCATCCGATCGATCAAGTCGTGCTTTGGCAATGGTGCGACAGACCGCCTGATAGCAGACAAATTTGGCGTCACCCGCCGATTTGTGAATGCCGTCCGCAACCAAAGAATCTGGAGACATGTCTGATGAGTGTCGCTTTACTCGAAAATCCTCGCGCCGTGATCGGCGGAAATCGCAGCCCGTTCGAACTCTCGAAAGAAACCATCGAAGACCTGTACTCAGAGGCCAAGAACTGGCTCGACGGTGAACCCGTTGCGACGCAGGAGCAGGCCGACGAAATCCAGAAGCTGCTTCGCATGATCCAGGCCGCAGAGAAAGAGGCGGACGAGCGCCGCGTCGCCGAAAACAAGCCGTTCGACGACGGTAAGGCAGAAGTGCAGGCGCGTTACGCCCCGCTGATCGCCAACACAAAATCCGTCAAGGGCATGACCGTCCTCGCCGTTGATGCGTGCAAGAAGGCGCTTGCTCCGTGGCTGATCAAGGTCGACGAGGAAAACCGTCGCAAGGCCGAGGAAGCCCGGAAAGAAGCCGAGGAAAAGCAGCGCATCGCAATGGAAGCTATGCGCCAACGGGACGGAACCGATCTCGAATCCAGTGCGCGAGCCGAGGCGCTAGTCCGCGATGCAAAGGCAGCCGAGGCGGAAGCGCGCCGCGCCGGAAACGCAAAGGCATCGGCAAAAGGTGAAGGTCGCGCCGTCACGTTGCGCGACAAGTACACGCCGCAGATCACGGACTACACAGCCTTCGCCCGCCATGTGTGGACAGCGCACCGTCCAGACATGGAGGACTTTCTGAACATCGAGGCCGCGAAGATCGTCGCGAGCGGCATTCATGCCGGCATCCCCGGCGTAACCGTTCTTCATGAAAGGGTGCCCGTATGAAGGCGAAGACAATCAAGAAGGTCATCCGTGAGAAGGTTGACCAATGGCTTGCCTCGATTGAGGACGAAGCGGTTCGTAGCCTAGCCAGCAAGAACACCATCGTCACGGGCGGGTGCATCGCGTCGATGCTACTGCGAGAACCGGTGAACGATTTTGACCTCTATTTCACCAACCGCGAGACGACACTGGCCGTAGCCAAATACTATGTAGCGCGGTTCAAGTCGAAGAACGCGTCCGGCATCGAAGTCCCGATCTTTGTCGATGACAAAGATGACCGTATCCGCATCGTTGCCAAATCCGCAGGAATCGCCAGCGAGGAAGGCGCGGGAACACCATACGAATATTTTGAAAGCCGGCCCGACGATGAAGCCGGGCAGTATGTCGGCGAGGTTCTTGGCGACGCTGGCGACATCGAAGAAGCGTTGGAAGAAACCAGTGCGCTCGCGCTTGAAGCGAGCGACGACGGCAAGCCGAAGTATCGGCCAGTATTCATGTCAACGAATGCGATCACTTTGAGCCATCGCGTGCAGATCGTCCTCCGTTTCTATGGCGACGCCGACGCGATCCACGAGAACTACGATTACGTCCATTGCACCAACTATTGGACAAGTAAGGATGGAGAGTTGACGCTCCGACAGCCCGCGCTCGAATCATTGCTGGCGCGTGAGTTGCGATACGTAGGGTCGAAATACCCGATCTGTTCCGTGATCCGGCTGCGCAAATTCATCAAGCGCAATTGGTCGATCAACGCCGGCCAAATCCTGAAAATGATGCTCCAGGTCACCGAATTGGACCTGAAAGACCACAATGTTTTGCAGGACCAGCTTACCGGAGTCGATGCGGCCTACTTCGTCCAACTTTTTTCCAAGATCAGGGAGAAAGACCCTGAAAAGGTCGACTCTGCCTACTTGGTCGAAATCATAGATAGGATGTTCTGATGAGCACGCCACACGTCTACACCGCAATCCGCGCCGTCATGCACGACATTGGGCAGACCGGCATCTCGAAGAACCGGAAGAACCAGCAGCAGGGCTACCAGTTCCGTGGTATCGATGATGTCTACAACGAACTGAACGGTCTTCTGTCCAAGCACGGCCTCATCATGACGCCGCGCATCCTGGCCCGCGATGTTGTCGAACGGCAGACGGCCAAGGGCGGAGTGCTCTTCTACGTCACTGTCGAAGCCGAGTTTGATTTCATCTCGGCGGAAGACGGGACGAAGCACACCGTTCGCACGTTCGGCGAGGCGATGGATAGCGCCGACAAGGCGACGAATAAGGCGATGTCAGCCGCCTACAAATACGCGGCCATGATGGTCTTCTGCATCCCGACCGAAGGCGACAACGACGCCGATGCTGTGACGCACGAAGTCGCGCCGAAAAAGCAGGAACCGGCGCGCGTCGCGTACGCTGAAATGAAGCGCGGGCTTGAGGCTATCGAGGCCGATCTTCTCGACTGCGCGACCATCGCCGACGTGAACAAGTGCGCCAAGATCTGGGCATCGATCATGGAACGCGACGGCTGGACGAAGGACTATCGCGATGTTGCGGCTCCGAAGTTTGCCGCACGCCGAGAGGCAATCAAGGTTGCGGATGCTGAGGATGTATTCCCGGCCGACCGCAAGAGCAACTTCCAACACCCCATTATGGCAGGCTGACAATGGCTTACGAACCGAAAGACAACACGGGCTCGCTTTTCAAGAACGACCGCGCGAGCAGTGACAAGCACCCGCAGGCGACAGGTTCGGCGATCATCGATGGCGTCGACTACTTCGTCGATGCGTGGACCAACATCGACAAGAACGGCAACCGCTACCAGTCGCTGAAATTCAAGCGGAAGGACAAGCAGGCTTCCGCGCCAACCAAGCAGGGCGGCGGCATGTACGACCGCGACGACCCAAGGACTTCCCGCTCGCGAGACGATGACGACACGGGCGAGATTCCTTTCTGAGTTCCACCACAGAAGACCCCGGCGGCTGTAGCTCAGAACCAGTCGCCGGGGCGGGAGATAGCAGATGGCAGTCAAGGTGAAGGCGCTGGTGTGGGAAGAAATCCACTACAACAGATCGGATCAAGAACCGGTCCCAGAACTGGTCGGATACGATGCTGAGAGCATTTGCGGCTACTACAACATCAAGTTTGAGGCCACGATCGACGTCACGCTTGACGGCTTCCAATATTACAACATCGGATCGTTTGACGAAATCGACGAAGCTAAGGCCGCCGCCCAAGCCGACTACGAGCGTCGCATCCTCTCTGCAATAGAGGAGGACTAGGCGATGAGCCGTGCAATGCTGGTCCTGAACGACAAGCGCACCCGTGAGAAGGCCGCCATGTGGATATGGCAGGCTCCGAACGGAACGCGCGTCGAGTTCAAGAAAGAGAAACGCACGGTTCCGCAGAACGACCGCATGTGGGCGATGCTCACGGACGTGGCGGCGCAAGTTCCATGGCATGGACTCAGGCTCACGCCTGACGATTGGAAGCTGGTCTTCCTCGACGCCTTGAAGCGCGAAGTCCGCATGGCGCCGAACATTGACGGGACAGGGTTCGTCAACCTTGGGCGGTCGTCGTCGGACCTGAGCAAAGAAGAGATGACGGAACTGATCGAACTGATTGCAATGTTCGGCGGCAAGCAAGGGGTTGTCTTCGGTGACGAGAAGGAGTGCGCAGCATGAACTACCGACACGGTGGCCGAAAATCAAAGCTCTATGCTGTGTGGAATGGCATAATGGGCCGATGTCTGAACCAGAACAACCCAGCTTACCCACGATACGGCGGGAGGGGGATCACGATATGCGACCGGTGGCGGGACTTCGCCGCCTTTCTTGCTGATATGGGCGAGCCTCCTCCTGGCTTCAGTGTTGAGCGAGTAGACAACGACCAAGGCTACTCTCCGACCAACTGCATATGGGCAGATCGGAAGACGCAGGGGCGCAACAAGCGGGATAATCACCTGCTCACGGTTAATGGTGAGACGTTGACTATTGCGGAATGGGCTGATCGCGTTGGCCTGAAGTACGCCACCGTTCACCAGCGCATACGATACGGATGGCCGCCAGATGCTGCCGTTCTCACCCCGCTCGTCACCGTCCGACGCGGCATCAAGCGCGGCCAGCGCGCCTTCGGCGCGAGGCACGGCGTGCGGTTTCAAGACGAGGAGAAGGCAGCATGACTCTCACCCGCTGGATACGCAACATTACCGCATGGTGGGAGAGCCGCCGTCGCCGAGCACAGCGCTACAAGGCCATGCCGTTCATGCGCGAACTGGACCGGAAGGAAGCCGAGTATCGCCGGTCTCACAGACGAGGCGCGGCACGGATCGTGAAGGCCAAGCGCGAAGCGATGACGAAAGTGCTGGCAGGAGAAATGTGATGTCCCGCTTCGAATTCACCCGCAAGCAGCGCCTCGAAATCTGGCAGCGTGCCAACGGCTGCTGTGAGAAGTGCGATGCCAAGCTGAAGGTCGGCGAGGGTGAGTTCGACCACCGCATTGCCCAGGGCTACGGCGGCGAGAACACGGTCGACAACGGTCAGCTTCTATGCCGCGTCTGCCATCGCGGGAAGACCGGCGACGACAAGCGCATCACGGAGAAGGTCAAGCGGGTGCGGGACAAGCACCGAGGGGTCTACCCGGCCTCGAAAGCCAAGATCAGGTCTCGCGGCTTCTCCTCCTCCCGCCCCGGCTGGATAGCCGTACAGACGAATACGAACGAGGAAAGGGACAGCGAATGAACGCCCCAATGTATTGCGAAACCTGCCATCGTGTTGAGCGCGACCCAATCATGCTCGACGCGGAAACATGCGGTCAATGCGGCGGGTATCTCGCCTGCATGGACGAGGACGATGGACAGCCCGACGAGGCACAGGAGTGGCACGACTATGACCCCGACTGCTGACTTAATCGATAGGATGAGCCGGCTTGCATCACGGCGGCTTGCAGCCCGATATGTTCACGGCACCAGCAGCCAGGAAGCCACGTCAATCAACCAAGAGAAAAGCGATATGAGCCAACTTAATTCTTTGGAAGGGCGTTTGACCTCGCTCGACTTGTTTGCAGGCGCGGGCGGACTGTCCGAAGGATTGCGCGAAGCTGGGTTCACGTCGCTTTACGCAAACGAGATTTCCCCACGCTATGCGCAGACCTACGCCGCCAACCATCCGGCCACGCAGGTCGATAGCCGGGACATTCGCCAGGTCGATGCACGCAAAGTCCGAAAACTATTGGGCTTGAAGCGGGGCGAACTGGATTTGATCGCCGGTGGCCCGCCCTGCCAGGGCTTTTCGATCAACGCGCCCAAGCGTTCCACCGAGGATTCACGGAACCACCTGTTCCGCGAATACCTGCGGTTTGTCACCGAGTTTCAGCCGCGCGCGGTCTTGATCGAAAACGTCCCCGGCATGGTGTCGTTTGAAGGCGGCGCAACGCTGGATGCGATCTTGGAATCATTGAAACAGCTCGGCTACGACGCCGACGTGAGGATTCTGTACGCGCCGCATTACGGCGTGCCGCAAACCCGCTGGCGCACGATCATCCTTGGCAGTCGCTGCGGCGTCGATCCTATGGTGCTGTTCCCGGAACCGCTGCGCCAAGCGCCGGTTCGGGTCAATTTCACCTCGCAATTCGCCGGGAAAAACTTGGTGAACTTGCCGCGCTCCCTGGAATTGCCGTCACACGTCACGGTCAAGGATGCCATTGGCGACTTACCAGCCCTGCGCAACGGCGAAATTGGCGAACAGGTCAAAGACTACCGGCATCCGGCGGATAACCCGTATCAACAATTGATGCGGGCGGGTTCAACGGGCGTGACGTGTCACGAGGCCGCCCGGTTGAGCAAGATCAACCTTGAACGCATGGCGCACATTCCGCCGGGCGGGAACTGGACGGATATTCCCGATGCCCTGCTGCCACGCGGGATGCGCATGGCGCGGCGTAGTGACCACACGAAGCGTTACGGTCGGGTCAATCCTGACGGCCTCGCATCCACCATCCTGACCAAGTGCGATCCGCATTGGGGCGCTTACTTCCATTACGAGCAGGACAGAGCCTTTACCGTGCGCGAAGCGGCACGCATCCAGTCCTTCCCTGACACCTACGTTTTCTGCGGGTCGCGGGTTGAGCAATACGAACAGGTGGGTAACGCCGTGCCGCCGCTGCTGGGTGCAGCCGTCGGGCGAGCCATCGCCCAGGTGCTGGGGAGTGTCCGCAAGAACGAGCGCAAAGTACGGGTGGCGTAGTGGCGGGGAAGATTTGGGAGTTCTTCGGTTATCGCTCCGATGACCACTCTCCGGCGGCGGTGGCCGCCGCGACGGACAAGGAGGAAGTGATGGCTGTTACGATCCACTACCGCCCGATTTCGAAACCGGCACCGCACTTCAATGGCGGGACTTCCAGCGATTTGGCTGTTCTGGAAAAGCACTTCAACGGGCTTCTTACCAAGGCCGAACGCCGCGCCCTTGCCCTCGCCGCCCTGTCGATCATCATGGCAGTTGGCTGGGCGCTCTACCGGTATGTGGTGTAGAGAGGGGTAATTTGCGTTTTCTGCAAATTACTCGCGAGGCGGCGACCCGTGATGCCGTCGCGCGCCGGCCGTTTGTAACTCGCCTCGCATCCCTTGCGGGATGGCGTGGGCTGTGGTAGGGAGAGAGTGAGGCGGGTCGTTATGGCCTGTGGCGTGGATGCGAGACACAGAAGCGATAGCCCGTGGCTGGGAAATATCGCAGGACACTCACGAGCCCAAGAGACCAAGCGCCGGAAAGTATGCACCGGACTTAAGCCACCGGGCCGAAATTCGGTCTGCATTGGGCGCCAAAATTCCCGGCCCGCCTCTTTCACTTCCCGAACCCCGACATAAACTCCGCCCTCTCCCGACACGCTCTGGCCCGTCGTGCGTCCAGTAGCAGATCCAGCGCGTAGTTCTCCGCCTCCTGCGGGGTCATGGTCTGTTCGAAATATGTGTCTGGACTGCCTGTCGGTATGCGGGTGACGACCATATCGGGCGTTGATGTCGGGGTTACGACGCGGGGGAAATACAGGCACCGATGCGTCATTTGCCAAACCACGACGCGAAGCCAAGCACGGGATGCGAGAACTTCGCCATCAGCCACCATTGGCCGAACGCCATCCGCTTGAACAACCACCATACGTAGAGACGGCTCATGCCATCGCCCTCAGCATTGCAAGATAGGCCGCGCCCTTCTTGATATCGACGAATGACTGAGACCGCCCGGCGATGGTTTCCGAGTTCGGGTCCAACACGACAAGCACCGACTGCCCTTCGTCCTGCTCCGTCTTCCCGATCCGGCGAGCATAGTCGTCGAGGTGCTTGTAGCCACGGGCGCGGACCAGAACGGGGGCCGTCCCCTGTTCTGCATTTTCCCACTGCGTCGTCGCCCAATTATGCTTCTGGCCGCACGCTACCACGTCGAGCCTGTCGCCGAACTTTACCGCCTTGAGCGGGCCGTGGTTTGGGTTCCACATGGAATCGCCGGGGAAGTCATGCGCGGCGTTGATGCGAAATTCAGAGCCGTTTGCAAACTTGAGAACGAACCTGGCCTCCCAATCGAACATGGGAACGCGCGTTGTCCCGTATCGGCGGTTCATCTCACGCAAGAGCGGGGCACCATCGCCCATGTGCTCATGGTTTCCGTGGAGCCATACGAGCCAACGGAACCCGCTTTCGAGGAGCAGCCACTCGACAAGCCGGCGCGCCGTGTGGACGGACGCGTCCTGATCGGCGTACTTCTTGATGAGCCGCCCGCCCCAGCAATTGGTACTGTCGCCGATATTGATGGCGTACATGCCCTCGGTGTCGCGGCAGATGCCGGCGTGCTTCCGCAGCAGGGGCCATGAGCACCCGTTGTCGTCTACATGCGGATCGCCGACGAACAGAAGCCCAATCGGCCTGTCTTCCGTCACCTTGATTTCAAACCACTTGCGGGCATCGGCGTTTCGCTTGGCCCGCTCGTAATTTCGTTCAAGGCGGTCGAGGAGTTCGTCGATGGGATCGCCGTCTTCGCCTTCGGTTAGCGACTGCGGAAACTCAATCGCCGGCATTTCCGTGATGCCTCGGGATGAAATGGATCGAAGCCGATGCTGCATGGCGCTCCGCGTGATGCCGAGAGCGGCGGCGGCCTTCGCCTGTGAGCCATGCTTGTGCAGGGCGGCGAGCGACGCGCGGAGTTCCGCGTCGGGAAGCTCTTTCCAACTCATCAGGCAACGCGCCCCATGAGGTCGCACACCGTCTTGCCGGGCACGACAATGCCGATGCGTATCCATGAGCCGCCGAAGCCCACTTGCATGATGCCTGTCCCGACCGATATCCCGACGACGTCGCCGTTGGCATTGAAGACGCCGCCGCCGGACATGCCGTGGATGATCGTCATATCGAGCGGGATGACCTCTTTCCACGGGCCGAACTTGAACTGGACGCCAGCCACGTATCCGCGCATGGTCAGGAACTCGAAGACCGTTGGGTTGCCAACCGCCGTGAGATTGTCGCCCCGCGCCGGGACTGTGCAGGAGAGAGCAGACGAAGCCGCCTGCCCGCGATCCTTGTAGCGGAGAACCGCAATGTCATAGTCCTGGTTTGCCCACAGGACTTCGGCCTCTGCCACCTGCCCGTCTTCGAACCGGATTTTCATCGTCTTTGCATCGGCCGCGACGTGGCCCGCCGTGACGACGAAGCCGTTTCCGATATGGACGCCGGACCCGTGCCCGTCCTCCATCATGACCATGACATTGGAGCCGTTCATCGCCCCCTTGGTCGCGCCTACCGGCGCCCACGCCGTGAGCGCAATGACCGCCGCGATGGCGACGGCCGCATAGAGCCAATGGATCGGTTTCATGCTACGCCTTCTTGGAGGACAGAGACGACCGAGACGGCCCCGGTCAGACCACAGGCGATTACGAGGACGCAGAACCAAAGGAGGGCGGGGCCGTTCATGACTGGCTCCTGTTGCGAGGCCGCCCGTTGCTTTCCATCAGGAAGGATCGGAGCGACCGGATTTCGTCGGTGAGTGCCTGAATGGTCGTTGCTAGCCGGGCCTCGACATCCTTCAGGTGCGTGACGCTGGCGAAGTCGCGTGTCATTTCGAGGCGAAGGTCGGCCGATGCCTTGAGCGCGTTGGCCGCCTCCGACTTCGCCTCAATGGCGCGATCGAGAGCGTTGCGGGCGAGTTCCTGATTGCGCTCGGAACGGGCGGACAGGCGAAAGGACCACCATAGGCCGGTGACGATCATGCCGAGGGCCGTAAGGATGTTGCCGAGGCTGATGGTCCAGTCGACATTCATTTGCGCCCCCGTATTGCCCCGGCAATGATCTGAATGCCGGCGACAGCTCCACCGCCGCCAAAGATCGAACCGAAGATGGTCGACGCCCACGGCTTTACCGCCTCGGGAAGATCGGGGATGCCCCACGATACCGAAGTCAGGAACGTGTCAGTCATGACGAGCGCCCACCAGATGCCGAGCGGCACGGCGAACAGAGACCACACCCACCAGAACACGGGATGGTTCATCGCCTCGCGGCGCGATTTCTCGCTCTCCTGATGCGCGGCAAGAGCGGCCTTGATCTGCTCAATCGTGGCGTCGGCGACTAGGCGTTGTTCTTCGTTCTGTGCCGCCAGCTTGGCCTTGTAGGCGTCGCCGAGCGCAGACGTGAGCCGACTGATAGCGTCCAAGCCGAGCTTGGCGAGGATAGAAGTCAGCATGTGACCACCATCCGCTTCGGGCACGCTACGTTCATGCACGCGCCCTTACACCCAGCGCACTGATCGGGAACAGTCATGTTGTCGCGCTCATGCCACCCTTGGTACGGAAGAGGAGCGTAAAAAACCCCGTCGCCCGGACACGTGTCGACATGAGGCCCATGGTGCTTCTGGCAGGACGGGCAGAACCAAGGGGCGCGGTCGGTCATCAGACGCCCCACCCGAACCGCTTGGCGAGGTAATACCATGCCTCGGATGCCGCCCCGAGCGCGAGGCCGATGCCGGTCTCGATCAGCGCGGCGACTTCCGGGTCAGACGCGAGCATGTTGCCGTCGCTCTCGCCGAGCAGCCCGCGCGCCACGAGGAACCCCGCCCCGTAGCGCAAGACGATGCGGATGATGGCGCTCATGCGCGGCCTCCTTTCAGAATGCGTCCGATGAGTTCGAAGATGATCGTCCAGATGCTGCGCTTCGCCTCAGGCTTGGCCGCTGGCGGGCTTTGCGGGGTTGGCGCGGGTGATGGGGCCGGAGATGGCTTGACGGGCTCCACGGGCTTTGTGGCCGTTTTCTTCGGCGCGTACCCGGCAGATTTCAACGCCGCCTCGAAAGCAAGCGCGTGTCGCCCGATCTTTTCTGCCTTGTCAGACCCGTTGACCACGGCCCGCGCCTTGATGAACTCGCGAAGGTCTTCGGCATCCGTCTCGTCGACGCCGTCGAGATAGTCGCCAAGTGCGCGAGACGTCCACCATCCTTCACGATTGCCGATGAACAGCGAGAGCGCCGAAATCTTCGGATCGCCGCGAAGGCCGGGAT